GAATACAGCTAATCTCATCATCTCATCATAAATAGCTACATCAGTTTTAAGTCGAGCAGGCATACTTTTATGATATGCAAATGTAGGAGTTATATCTTCTAATCCTTGTTGAACAATATTATATCCATCCCAACCCCATTGAAAAGGAAGCCCGACAGGTGTCATTCTAATACCATTTAAGAAAACTGCATATTCATTATTTGGTTTGTCTTGATATTTAATAATTTCTACTTCGTCTGTATTAACTTCAGTTAAATTCCAACCATAAGTTGTATTTTGGTCTCCCTCTATTTCTGCTTTTCTTTTTATTTTTTTAGGAACATATTTCCATCTATCCCATTCACCAAAGATTTGTTTAGCTTTAGTATAAGGCTCTATTTCTGCTTTTCTTTTTATTTTTTTAGGAACATATTTCCATCTATCCCATTCACCAAAGATTTGTTTAGCTTTAGTATAAGGCATTACTTCTACTGTAAATATATATGGCTGTTTAGTACAATCTGGTTGACGAATATCTCCCAAGTAAACACCTAATCCACTAATAATATTACGCTCTGGATGTGAAAGTGCTTTCTTTTGTTTAGTCGTCCATTTTGCGTCCATCTTACCACTAAATTTACCATTCATTTTTTTATCTTGTATCCATTCATCTTTCCAAACTTCTTGTACGAAAATATCTCCTTGTTTTAAAAGCTCCCAAACTCTTGCAATCTTTTTTTCTTCATCTCCTTCAAGTTCTTCAGTCTTATAAATAATGTGTTCCATTCCATTACCTAATTTGTTTATCTCTACATTTTTTTCATTACAAGCTGAAATGTCTGGAGATAAATTTAAATTAGCGATATTAGAAGCAACTGGCATCATTTTACTACGAATAGTACCTGACTGAAAGTTATTGTCATACTTATCTTTTTTGGGTGCTATAAAAGTATTAGCAGCTTTTTCATTACTCTCGTGGTATTGAGTATATGTCATTCCGTCAAATTCTGGATGTGGACTTTCCCTATTATCACGAGCAAGTTGAAGTCGCTTATAAATAATATCATTAGCTTTTTTCTCTTCATCAGAGTATTCAATTTCTAATTGTTTTTCTTCTTTTTCCATTTTTAAAATATATCAAATTTGTTAAAGGCTTCTTCTACTTCTTCCTTGTCTTCCATAAAGTAGTTTTCAGGTTCGTTGTCGCAAGCATACTCCCAAGCACTTCTTAAATGAGATGTTCCATCGTGAATTGGTTTTAATGGTTCGTTGATAGCTTGTGAACCTTCTTTCTTTTTAGGATAACGAGCATTACGGAGAGAGTAGATTAACATCTCACATCTCTTCTCGTTCATTTCCATTCTTCTAAAAGTCTGCCTAGTGATGTCTCTAAGGTCTGTCCATTTACGACCAGCCCAATCTTTGCTTTCTATATATATATGATATTTATTCTGAAGTAAATCTCTAACACTTTCTCCTGTAGAAAGATGTCTTTGTTTAACCGAAGGGTCTCCACAGTGTATCATATCTCTTCTCCAATTAGAATGTCTTTCAATAACTTTTAAATCATAAGAATTATATTCATAAGTACTTTCTATCGGATATCCAAGAAAAGGCATAAAGAATGATATATCTTGATTAGAGTTTTGATAACAATCTATTATTTTTAATTTACGAGTACTAAAATCCTTTTGGTACCATATCATCGCAACAGCATCTAATCCAAAGTCCCACGCACAGAATAAAGGTTGACTAGGGTCATATTCTACATCTGACATCTTAACAAATTTCATATCCTTAGCGTACACTTTACCTTTAGTAGAACCATCAAAAGATTTCATAACTTCCCGAGCGAATTCTTCTTCAGATTTATTCTTTCTTTGGTCTTCTAACCAATTTTCATCACGACTAGGAACATCATACCAGTCAAAGTCAAATTTGTCTATATTCCCCTTTTGTCCTACTGTTAATTTATAAAAGAAAGAGTCTCTGCCTGTTTCAGGTGGAGTTGACATAGCTATTTTAAACCTTGAGGACTCTCCAGCACTTGACCACGAAGATTCTGCTGACTCCCAAAAACCAATTTCATCAAATATAATTATAGTATATCTACCGCCTCTACCAAAATCCATATTAGAAGACTCTCCTTCAATAGCATTGTTACCTCTCGGATGTTTTATTAAAAGTTTTGTTCTATGTATTCTTTTATCATATTCATTAGCCAACCATTGTGGAAATCTTTTTAAATTATAATCAAATTTATAAAATAACGAACTTGTACTACCAGTCTTATCTACTATATCTTCCTTCCTACTTCCAACTAGAATATCTGCTTCGGAAAATAAGAATTTCTGCAAAGCCCACATAGAGACTGTAAATGTAGCACCAACATCTCTAGGTTTATCTAATATAAGTCGTTTATTTTCTCCTGTCGGATATCTTTTTGTAATAGTCTTTGATTTTATATAACATTCTTCTAATTTTTTAAAGAGTTCTGCCTGACGAGGATAAAGAATAAACGGTAAATGAGGTTCATTCAAACGAGGGTCATATGTCCAACAAAACAAGTTACAGAAGAAAATAGGGTCTTCTTTACATTTACGAATTAAGATAGCCTGTAGTTCTGGATTGTTTTCTGCTTTTTGTAAAACTTTTAATCTTATTTTTTTATTGTCTTCTATGTTAGTTGGTACAGTGAGCATAATAATTTTTATTTAAATTTTTCAAGGTCTCTTAATTCTAACATTTCTATTAGTTTGTCAAAATCAAACAAACCATCCATAGTAACCATACTTAAATCATCTTCTTGGTTGTCTCTCATCCCATAGTATTCAATATAATTAGTTTCTTCTTTTAACCACTTTATTATTATTTCTTTATTTAACATAATAGTTGATTTATGACTTAATAATAAGTTATTATTAGTTCTATAAAACATATCTTTGTTTATTATACCACTTTATAGCTATTTTGTACTTCTTTATTGTTTCTTTAAATGTCCATCCATTCGATTCCATTCTTTGTTTCATAATAGGAAAGCTCCAACTGATAGCTTCTTTTCTCATTTCTTCTATATTGTTTTCTATTGTCATAATTTTTATTTAAATTTTTCAAGGTTTCTTATTTCTATTTTTTCGGTTGAGTGCATATATTTATAGAAATATCCTGGTATTCCTGCTAACTTTTTAACTATTTCTTCAGTTACTAGTTCTTCTGAATTTAATAAATATAATATTTCTTTTGTTAAATAATCACTTCTTATATAAATATCTTCTAAAGGTATTCCTATCATTGACTTATTCATAGATTTATGTTTTAATAATAGTCTTTAAAATATATATAAAATTTTTACGGGGTATGCCTTATTCTTTACCCCCCCCCTATTATATACGGGGTACACCCATCCCCCTTCATTCAACGCCACCCCGTGTAACAAGTTAAACAAACGCCTTGCCTTAGCCTTAATTTTCTAAACACTCATTCAACCATATCTGTCTATCTGTAGGCTTGAGTCCTATGCTCTTGCGTGTTATGCCCTTAGCTATGCACTTATAGCAGATGTCAATCAGATTAGTGCCTTGCTCTTCTCCGCATCCTTTGCATTGTCCGGAGTTGTCCGGAGTTGCATTGTCCGGGGTTGATTGCTCTATTTTGTCCGGAGTTGTCCTGCTGTATGCCTTCCTACATCTATCTGTACAGAATACTTTTGTTTGTTTTCCTTGTGTTTGTGGCACATCTGCACCGCATTGTTTGCATTTAGTCATTTTGTTGAAATTACTTGTTAAAATCTTGCGTTTTAAGCTGTTTATATGGGGGGGGTGGTACATTGTATCAACTATTGGATTGCATTTTCTGTTGCCCCTTTGTTTAAGCCATTTCAGCACCCCCTAAAATGCGATTAGAGCGTTATGAGATCTTTCAGTTTGTCATCTACTTCGGATACGGTAAGATTATTCACATTAACTTGCACATTAGTTATTTTTTGAGGTTGGATTGTTGTTATTCCTAAAAGTTCCATAAACTTAGTATTGCATTTTTCTGCAGTACTTAGCTGGTTTACTTCAATAGCTTGTGTAAGAATAGCTTGATGTTGTTTTATCGTGGAGTCTTCTGTAATGTTGTTGTTTATAAGTACATCTTTTAGGGTTTCTTGTATCTTGCTTTTCCTTACTTTTTCGCTTGCTCTTGCCTCTATTGTTTTTATGTCTGTTGTAGATCCTGCGATATTATCTTTATAGGCTATGTATTGAGGCTTGCCTTTTAGTATATCTTGTGTAAATCCTATGTCTTTAATATTTAAACCGTTTTTAATGCCTTTCTCATAAACTATACGATCAATTGACCCTGTTTTTTGTTTTTCTTTGGTTTTCGTGGTCTTGTGTGCCATTGTAAGCGTTTTAAATATTAAAGTTGA